CGGGGGGCGCTTCCAGACCGGCTCCTCAGCGACGGGATCAGCGGCTGGCGCGGGGGCCGGGTTAGCCGCCGGATCGGGCGCGGGCGCCGGGTCAGCGGCGATGAACTTGCCGTCCTCGCCGCGCGGGCGCTCGGCTGGCGCCGGGTCCGGCGCGGGCGCGGGATCGGGCGCGGCCTGGGCGGGAGCGTCCTCAGCCGCGTCGAGCAGGGCCGAAAGCTGTTCGCGGCGCGTGTCGCTGTCAGCGGGCGGGATGGCTTGAAGGTCGTCGGCCATGGTCAGGCGCTCTTTTTCAGTTGCTTGAGAAGCTTGTTGGCTTCGCGGTCGCTCATGTCGCCCAGCCGCTTGCTGAGGACTTCGCGGCGGGTGTTCACCGGCGGCGGCGGCTTGATGTGCTTGGCGGGATCGTCGGTGCCGACTTCGGTCAGCCCTCGGGCCTTCAGCGTCTCGCGGTAGGCGGACTTGGAGTCGTAGAGCTTTCCGTCGGCCATCGACCGGAAGGGGTCGGTCTGGTCGCGGATCAGGCCGGGGCTGGCGAGGTCGGAGCGGTTATCCGGGACCGTCTCCTCACGCAGGAAGATGACCTGATCGTTCTCGATTTCGGCCTTCAGGCCCTTGCCGTCGAAGATCGCGCGGTATCTCATGCGCCCGCCGGCTCCGGTTCCTGCGCGGCCTGCTCGGCGGCAAGTTCCGCGGCCTCGGCGGCGGCGCTGCGGTCGGCTTCGCCCTCCAGGGCGTCGTGGATGCGCTGGGCGGCGGCGGTTTCGGCCGAAACCAGTTGGGCGCTGGCCTGGACCTTGGCGTTGATTTCGGCGACGGCGAGCTGCGTGGAGGCGTTCAGTTGCGCCTGCCAGCGGCGGAAATCATCATCGGCGGAGAGCTTGTGGAGGGCTTGCCGCTCCTTCATCTCCTCGACGGCCATTGCGTGCTGGGCGCGCATCTGCTCGACTTGCAGTTCGGCGGCGGCCTTCCCCTTGGCGATTTCGGCGTCGGCCTGCATCTGGGCCTGGGCCTGCTGTTGCGCGGCCTGCTGCTTCGCCATCTCAGGATTCGGCGGGGGATTGGCGGCAGCTTTCTGAAGCTGGTCTAGGGCGGTATCAATCGTGCCCTCGATCTCCCTCGCTCCCTTATAGCGAGCAACCCCCCACTTGATCATCGCCATTAGCATCGGGATCAGCGGCGGGCTTTGCTGGCCCGCTGGAACGGCTTCCCGGAGCAGGTTGGCCATTGCGTTCAGGAACTCGGTGGCCTCCTGCTTGTTCTGGTTCTCGTCAAACTGGACAAGGCTGTCGGCGGCCACTTCGATGCGGAAGGCCTGCAAAGGCCGCGATTTCAGCAGTTGCACGGCCTGCGGGACCATCTGCTGGTCCTCAGGACTCATCTGCTGGGCGGCGGCGTAGGCCAGGATGGTCTTTTCGTCGTACTTGGAACAGATTATCTGTGCTTTCAGGCGCAGTTGCTCTGAAGCAAACAAAGCCACCGTCTCTTGCATCGAGCGGAGACGCAGGCCGACGTACTGGCCCTTGATCTGCTGGGCGGTGGCGCTCTCGGAGGCCGCTCCCTCGCCCCGCACGATGTCGGCAATGCCGGTGATTTCGTAGATCTGGCCCTTGATGTTCTCCATCGCCTGATAGGCCTGCAACAGGCAGGCGGCGATGTCGTTGATCGGCAGGATGTCGATGGAGCCTTGCAGGCCGCCCTTCTCGGAAAGCGCGCCCCACTTGTCGACCGGAATCAGGACGTTGTTCTCGCCCTCGGTCAGGAGGCGTTGGAGGGCGGGTTGGGATGCGTCATAGACCCCGCGAACGCGCAAGGCCTCCACAAGGCCTCCGATGCGGTCAGCCAGGGTGTCGAGCAGCAGGGCCTGGCCCTTGTAGAGCATGAAGTCGGGGACGGGGACGAGGCTATCTGAGGTGGTGGTCGCATAGAGCGGCTTTCCGCAGGGGAAGAAGCCCTCAAGGCCGAGCGGATCATCGCGCTCGTCCAGCATTTCGGGGCAACCGTCCTGAAACCAATAGGCTTTGAGGGTGTCCTTGTCCCAAAGCTCGCAAGTCTTGGCCCGGTCGTTGGTGCGCGAGTTCTTGGAGAGTTTGTCGGCTTCTTCTGGGCTGGTGTTGAAGTTCATCTTGGCGGCTTTTTCAGCGCCAAACCGCTCTACGGCGGATTCTCGGGTCATATAGACCCAGCGCCAGACCTGAGGCACTTCTTCCCAGGTTCGAGCGACCGTATGCCCGAAATCCTTCCAATGAACATAGTCATTGGGCGCGCACTCGTAGTCGATTTCTTCCGGTGGACTTACCGGGGTTTGTGTGACACCTTGGGCGTTCTCCTGGGTGTCTTCAGGCGAGCCCCCGGCCTCGGACTCGACGGTATCCGTCAGTTCGAGGCCATCTTCGGGGATATCCTGCAAGCGGGTGTGCGGCTCATAGCGGACCCAGCCGACGCCCCGGCCCCCCAGGAACCTGTCCTCGACGGCGTAGTTCATCATCGAGCGGTAGTCGGGATAATGCTCGATCTCGTAGTCCAGCGCGCGCTCCAGCAGGAGCGAGGCGACGCGGCCTACCGGGTCAGTATCGGAGAAGCGGCGGCTGACGTCGGCCTTGGGGAGCTTGGAATAGACCGCCGGCTTCAGGGTCTGGACGTTGGACCACAGGATGTTGAAGCGGGTGATATCGGTCGAGGACGCCTGGCGTGGCGTGTCGCGGTAGCGTTTGATGGTCTGCGTGGTCAGCGCATCCCACTTCTTGAACTCGTTCTCATAGGCCTTGGTGACCTGCAACCAGCGGTCAACCGGGGAAAGAGGAACGTCTATGGCCATCGGCTAGGGCTCAAGTGCCCCAGGAAACCGTGCAATCGACCGTGCCGCTGATGGTCACGACAAGCGACGTGCCGAAGCGGTACGGGAGCGGATACCAGGTCGCCGCGACCGGGGTGAAGGTGTTGACGATGGTGGCCGAGCCGTCCTGGACCTTGATGGTGGGCGTCGCGGAGGCGGAGGCGACGAAGATACCGAGCATGTTGCCGGCGCCGGTGAAGACGGTCGTGGTGGCCGTGAGGTTCTTGTAGTTCTGGGACTCGCTCACGGGATTAGGCATCGCGCACCCTCAATTCCTACCGGATCAGTAGGAATAGAAACGTGTTCGCGCGATTTGTATAGTCACTTAGCCAACCGCCTATATCCTGGCGCGACGAACAGGCTTTGTTCCGGCCCACATGTCGTTCAGCGTGCTTTGATTGCCGGGACCGACTATAAGGGGCCTGTCGGGGCGTGCGATTGGGGTATGCCCCTCGTTTCGCCATGCAACGGCCATGATGCGGGCCGCGTCGGCCCCGTGAGAGGTCCAGTTGTGTTTGGGCGTCTGGCGGAAGGACTTGGTGTCTTCGTTGTACTCGCGCTCGTACTGGCGCAGGCACTCGATGCCTTCGGCGCAGTTGCTTTCATCGAACCAGGTGTTCGGCAGCATCTGGCGAACGGCCTGAATGCCGTCCTGAACGGAGAGTTCCGGGGCGATCACGAGGTTTTCCATCCCCAGGTGGACGGCAAGTTGCTCGATGACGGATTTTCCGGCCGCAGCGAGGGTCTTGGCTCGGGCGTCGTGGGGCAGGAAGTGCTTGGCGTAGTGATAGCGCTTCCCGCGCACCACCTGGCAGATTTCGGAGATGGAAGCCCCGGAGACCGAGTAGTAGTCGATGACGTGGACCTCGCCGCGGACGACTTGGTACCACCAGATGGCGGTGTCGTCGCGGTAGCCCAGGTCCCAGGCGGTGAAGGTCGGCAGGTGCTGGTCATAGGGGACTGAGGTGATGCGGTTGGCTTCGGAGAGCTTGCGCATCTCGACGCCGTAGAAGGCCCCCAGGATCGCAGCTTCGAAGGAGACCTCGTACTCCTGCATGTACTGGTCTTCGGTGATCTGGGCGCGAAGGGCCATAAGCTCGGATTCGGGCAGGATGCCGCTCTCGGAGGCCTTCAGCGTCAGGGAGTACCATTCCTCCGGGCTCATCTTGGCGGTCTGGTGGATTTCCCAGAACTGGTTCTTGCCCTTGGGCGTCCCGATGAACGTCGCCCAGCCCTGCTTGTCTGATAGACAGGGGCGGATGACCGAGCCCCAGACGGAGGGCTTGTAGTCGCCGTACTCGTCCAGGGTGACGCCGTCGAAGCCCAGGCCGCGCATAGCGTCGGCGTTGTCGGCGCCGAAGAGCATGATCCGGGCATCGTTTATGAGATCGACGTAGAGTTCGGCCTCGTTGGCTTTTCGGATGATGGGGGCGGCGAAGTACTTGAGGTAGCCCCAGGCGACGGATTTGGCTTGGGATCGGAATGGCGCGACGTAGCCGTACAGGGGCCTGAAGGTCTTGGCGGTGACGGCGGCGCGGATCTTGTCGTTGATGGCCGCCACGGTCTTGCCGGCGCGGCGGTGGACGACCATCGAGGCCCAGCGCTGGGTTCGGGCGTGATAGGCTCCGAAGGCGTCTCGGGCCTGATAGGGCAGGATGATCTCGTGTCGGGCCACCTAGGCCTTGCCGCCCCACGAGATGATGAATTCCTGCGGGCCTTCGTCTTTTCCGGTATGCTCGACGCGCTGAAGCTTGGGGACATGGTAGTCGAGGAGTGCGGTGAAGGCGGCAAAGGCTCCCTTGGCCCCCTCCTTCTCGTAAATCTCGTCAAGCCAGCCTTCCAGGCGGTCGGAATTGCCGTCGATGAAGGACGCGATCATCTCGCGGGCCTTGGCCGTGGTCTTGTTCTTGTGGCCCTTGGGCTTTCCGGTGGCGAGCGTGCCCTTCATGCCCTGGGCCTTCTGGGCGGCGGTAATGAAGCCCATCAGGAAGTCCTGTTCCGCATGTAGGTCAAGCCGGTGATGTATTCCCGCCGACCGCGCTTGAATATCTCAGATTTAGGGATAGACTTCCAGAAGTCTACACCGTGCCGCGCGATGACCCAGCCCTTTTTCGTGGCGTCGATGTTTAGGCCGGGCTCAAAGAACTTCTTGTAATTCCACCCACGGAGACGGTTGCCCTCTATCAATCGGTCATTCAAGCGAATGACGCGCTCGATAATCTCTTTGGAAACATGGCGGGATTCTAGATCGGCAATGACCAACGCCACCCGTTCATGGTACTGTGGAGCGGCCCGCTGACGCCTGAGTACGGGTTCAAGGTACATCAGACCGAGGCCGGCTGAGCGAGCTGCGCGGCTGCTGCTTCCCAAACAGCGGCGCGGGCTTCCATTTCCTCGGCCTGAGCGATCTTCGCGGCGGCCTCCTGGCGCAGCGCGGCAGCGTTGGCGCGCCAGTTCTTGGCGTTCTGGGCTACGGTGTCGGCTGGGCTTGCGTAGTCCGTCATGGTTTC